GTGTTCAAACTCTGTTTTACCTGAGCCAAGAACATGGGACAACAACTTCGCAGTGAAAGGAGCGGAGCTATGAAGTTTATGCGCTGTCCCATATTCTAATTCAGGTGCATCTTCCGATGCGTTTAACATGTAAGGAGTTTTTCTATATAAATTTACATAGTAAGGTGCTTCTTCTAATTGAATACCTTTATTAACAGACGGGTCAAATACAACCCTAGCGTCAGGAATGTAATCCAAGGGAGGACGACTATGAGAACGCATAAAATCTTCAATCGATTGCTTATTTGTTGGAGTAAGGGGGTATTCGTCTGTGAATTGTTCAATTGTTTCATCATAAATTCCGTTGTAATAAGTGTCAGTGTAAAAATCTCTTAGAGCAATAGGTCTTAACTTTTTATCCTGATCTATTTTGTCTGCAAATATTTCAAAGATATTTTTATAAAAGTCTGGATCTGCTTTTTGTATTTCCCAAATGGGTTCACCTTTAAAGTTATACATGTAATGCGGGCTTGTTAATAAAAAATAATATCCAGCACTGTCACCGCCATTAACATTACAATTAACATAAGGTTCTGCAACCCTGCTTACTTCGATTGTCATCTTATCAGGGTTTTGTAATACTTCTTGTGGTTCTCCAGCAATAGTAATTGTGCTGGTTTTAGTTGCTTTCTTAGGTAAGTTAAGTTGTTTTCTTAAGTTATCTTTTATTTGTACACCTAAGTTGTGTACGCGTTCAGGGTTAACTGAAAACAATAAAGTAGAAAGATCTAAGGTTGACGAACCACGGTTGACCAATACAAAACGTGAGCCTTGTATTGGGTCTTTTACACCCTCTACAAAAGTAGGGGGTGCAATATAAATAATTTTAGAATTGTCAGCTACGCCTGGATCAAGTTTGTAAGATAAACTTTGACCGTTTGCAGACAAAGTTAAACGCTCTGCTAAAAATTGTGTTTCATAATTTAATAATTTAAGTGCTTCTTTTAATACTTTAGGGTGTATAGCATTTTCTAATATAAAAAAGATATGTAATGAAACAGATTCTTTTTTGTACCCTAATGAAGCGCTGGCTTGAGCAATGTATGTTACATCGTGAAATTCAGGAGGTAACTGTTGTACAAGTTGTTCAGATAAATTCTCTAAGTCTTGTGTATTTAATTCAGATTTTTTTGGTAGTGGTAATTGAATGTTATCAAAATCAAGAACAAGTAAATGGGTTGACGCTACACGGTCAGTCATCAACGCTCGAGGTTCGTTGTTTAGCTCACGTTTGAGGGGCCCTTTGTGTAAACACATACCAGCTGAGGCCGCTTTTGTAAGTTCATTTAATAACTTATCTGGATCTTTTTTAATTACTTTGTGTACTGATGTAAAGTTTTTAATCAGTGGGTAAGGTGTTACTCCTTGTTTTGATATTTTTTTTGCAAGCTTCTGCTTGGCTTTGAGGAAAACTAGCTCCATGTTTAACTCCTATGTTTTATTTTTTAAATTGTATACTTCTTCCCTGTCAATGATAACTGATGAATCTGCTTCAAAAGCAAGTTTAACTTGTTTAAGGCCTACGTGAGTGACGGTAACTTTACATAGCTGTTCGTCATCTTTTTGTAAAATAATTGAATCCCCTTTTTTCCTTGTTAAAACTAAATTTTTCATTTGTCATATTGTTGACTATGTCCTCCTTCTGCGTCAAGTGGTAAATCTGAACACCACAGAGGGGGTGTTTTCATTATATCTATAATTTTAGCAAGTGTCTCGTCTGGGTTAATATTTGATCCAATAGATATAATCTCATCATGAACTTGCAATACGACAGATACTTCAGGCATTTTGTGCACAGCTAACATCTGTTCAACAATTACGGTACGGGCTAACGCTTGTACTACATTCTCTACAAGTCGAGCTCCATAAGTTTTAACCATGGTTTTACCTGAGTTATACATGTGATTACCATTTTCATAAATAAGTCCTGGATAATACAAATGCATACCGTTTGGCAGCTCAATTGCTTTTGATTTAATAAATAAAGGTCCATAAGGAACTTTACTGTCTTTGTTAGTTACAGCCATAGTAAATAAATGATATTTAAATGCATTCCATAACTGTGGTATGTTTGGGTACATAGCTCTGTATTGACTTACAATAGACAAGGCCGTGGCTTCTGTAATATCAACAGAGGGCGTACCTACTTTAAGTGTATACTTAAATTTTTCATGACCCATACCATAACCTAGCCCTAAGATAGCTGTTTTACCAACATAACGTTCAAGTTTGTCAGCTTTAGTTACGGGTTTACCATAAATTTGAGAAGCAAATTCGCTGTACACATCACGGCCCGCAGCAAATGCGTTAAGTAAATCTTGTTGATTAGATAACCATGCAAGCATACGTGCTTCGATGTTTGATAAATCAGCAACAAATAAACGTTGACCTTCGGGAGCTGTAAGTGCTTTACGTAAGACAGATCCTCTAGGTAAGTTTTGTAAATTAAGACTGTCTGTACCACCAAAACGCCCAGTGTGTGCTGCATAATATCTAAGCGGTACTGGAAATGTACCATCAGGGTTAATGTTTTCTAAAAATCTTTGTGCACGGGTTTCTTCTAGTCGTGATTTTACAGCTTCCCTGGCGTCCCATAAGTGTTTGTATTCTGGATACATGTTTTGCATTTGTATATATGCAGAATCTGTTTTACTAAAAGCAGGGATTTGTTGTCCTGTATTAGGGCTTTTCTTTGTTGGTACAGTAATATCTAAACTTTCTAAATGTTCAGCAAACTTTTTTTGAGATGCAAGTACATCTCTTGTTACGCCAGATTTTTCAATAAGCTCTAAAGTTCTTTGTTTTGTTTCTTCTTTGTGGGTTATTAATAGTTCACTGTTTAATGTAAGTTTTGGTTCAACAAACATACGACAAGTGAGATCTATTACATCTAACTCTTCCTGAGGGTATGTTTGTATAAATTGTTGAAAGATTGCATAAGTTAAATCTACATCTTGTATACAATAGCCTCCTATTTGTTCGTCTAGCTCTGGGCTTAAATCACGTATACCTTTTGCATTAACTAATTCTTCTCCTTTACGCATAGTTTCATCGTTAGGAAATACACGTTCGGCGGTTGCTTTTAAAGACGCAGATTGATTTGGATACAAACCACGGGCCATGGCAGCTGTGTCGTAATAGTATGCTGGATATAAACCAAGGTGTTGTGTAAGTATGTAAGCATCAAACAAAGTATTGTGACAAATTACAGCACAGTCTTCCCAGGGGATCTCTTGTAATGCATCTAAATATTCATCTTCACCGAACCATTCTGTGGGTTCATTATTAAATTTAATACCTACGCCCCAGATTTTAAATTCTGGGTGATGTACATATTGAAGTGTAGTAATTTTTGATAAAGATACTTGAGCATCATAATAAGTCTCAAAATCTAGATAAACATTATTCATCAGAATCTCGCTTTTTTGTGGGTCGGGTTAAATATCTGTGAAAGTTGTAACTAATAGTATCTTTCTCAGGGTTAAAATAATCTTCTTGAAATATTATTTCGGCTTTTGTTTTAGCTTCTTGTTCAGATTTTGCATCTGTTATCCAGATGTCTCGTGATCTAGTTTCACTAGCTTTTATACAATAGTCAGTCATTTTTGTTCTCCATAATTTCAGTATTAATATCTTGTAATTCTGAATTTTCACAAAGTGCTATAGGATGAGTATTAATATTTTCTAATACTCTATCGTTTTTAATATCATCAGCACTTACTTTTACTTTGTAATAACAAGTTTGCTTAATTATTAATTCAGTCATAGTTCCTCCTTGAACTTTTGCATTTGCATGCACCATTCTTTGTATTCGTTTTTCTTTGCTCGCTCCCAGCCAATTTGTTTACTATGGATCATATTAAAAGCTGTGCCTTTACTAACTAATTTCCATTGTATAAATGGCAGATCGTTTGGATCTGAATATCGGTAGGGGTGTACTGGATTACGTTTTACGTAAATTTTTGCCATCAACAATCATCCATAATTTTTAGTTGACATTCATCCTGAATGCTTTATGTTTTTTAAGTATGACACAATTAAGTGTTATATAACAATATAGGAAATATATTATGGCATCAACATATACTTCAGACGTAGTAAGTGGTAACCAATCTTTTAAACCTTTCCCTTCTGGACAGATGGGTGTTAGGTATTCAAAGTTTGAAGCTTCTACAGCTTTGGTACTAAATGATGTTATTCAAATGGTTGATGTATTTGCAGGTGAGACTGTTCACAAAGTTGTGATTAAAACAGACGACCTAGATACTGGTACAACAATTGTCCTTGATGTAGGTGACGGCACAACAGCTGACTATTACATTGACGGTTCTACCGTTGGACAAGCTGGTGGTACTGATCACATCGATGCAAACATTGCGCCAAAAGAATATACATCTGATGACACAATTGATATTTTAGTACAAGCAGCACCTACTGGTGGTGGTACTGGAACAATCGAAATGTGGGTACACGTATCTTAAATAACCGTTAAGGTTTATTGAAAGGGCTCCTTTGTGGAGCCTTTTCTTCATATGTAGTAAATGTTTTATCGCAAGCAGTACATTTCCGCCTGCGATAAACAAGTTCTTCAGTTACTAAACGCGAGTCAATGACTTTTGTTTTTGATTTACATTTAGTGCAAATCATTTGCGCCACTTAGGTTCTACAGTTTCCCAAGCAATTGTTGGAGTATTAATTGTAAATTTGTTAAGCACTTTTTTAGGTTGCTTTTTTACTGATAATACTTCATGACGCATAGTTTTTTTCATGATAAATAAAGTAACTGACGCACACAAACCACCAACCATAGCAGCAGCCATGCCGCTGAATGTGCCGTAAAAACACACCATGAGTGTGACGGTAATTAGTACGTCAACAAAAATATCATTACCAATGGTCTTACGACCGCCAGCTTTAAGCGCTAGCAGCAGCAGCCCTAGCGCGCTGAAAATGCCTATCAATAACATTGTTTTTGTCCCTCCACATAAGATATGCCATATAGGCAAATTGAATTAGCTCAATGAGAATCCATAGAGCGGTTGTTAATGATGCAATAACATTAGCCATCAGTTAGTCTCCACAATAAATAAATAGTACATCCTAGACCAACTAGAATACCTATTAGCATAATAAAATGATGCAATGAAGTTGCGATAGCTAGTAAGCCAAGCAACACTGCACCTCCAGATAAAACAGATACACCAAATTCTCTGATGTGCTGTTTAAATTTCAATGATTTCACCATAAGGCGCTTCTCCTTTTTCTGTAGTTACCCAAAGAACTGGATAAGGGGGTTGATCTCCAAAGTCGTCTGAACCTAAGTCAGTGAGATACACTAACGCAGCTACACGTGGGTGCTTTTCGTTAATGTATTCAATAACGGGACTAAACATAGTTCCGCCTCGACCTTGGTACTCAACTTTGAGTGGTAATGATTCACGTGTGTATTCATCATCTTTGTGAACTTCAGTATCACATTGAATAAAATGTATACGTTCTGGATTTAGCTCACGTAAAATATGAGATGTTTCACTGGTAAAAGTTTGTAATTCTTCATCACTTACTGAACCAGATGTATCAACTGCAATTGCAATTTCTTCAAGACAGGGGTTGTACATAGAAGGAAGATACATACCTTGCCAGATAAAACGTCTGTTGGGCCGTGTCCAACTAAAGTCAGAGTTGGTATTAGCACGCAAGAATCTTGCAAGTACTGCACGCCAATCGACTTTAGGTTTTACAATGTCTTCAATAAGACTTTGCATGTTAGCTGGTAGTTTACCTTGTGCTCTTGCTTGCTCAGCTGCTTGTTGTATTGCAACAGTTAGTTGAGATTCAATAGCACCAACGGATTCACTTGAACCAGCATCGGGGTGGTCTAGAACATCGCCAGCACCTTTAGCAATCAACAGGGCGCCAAAGCCCTCTGGAGGTTCGGGCAATATACTGTATACATGCTCGGTAGTCATGTCGGCGTATTGTTCATCGAGAAGACCACCCGATGGAAGAATAAAAGCATTGCTTTTAAGAATAAGATTAATAACGTAATCTGCAGCTACATTCCACTTTTCTGCATGCCTTTCTTGTCGACGTGTGTGATGCATAAATACAACATGCAAAACTTCGTGAGCAAGAAAACCAATACGTTCTTCAGGTCTGAGCTTTTCAAACCACGTAGGGTTGTAAAACAAATGTTTACCATCAGTGGCACCTGTATCTATGTCATCACGCTCTACAGGTTTGAGTCTGAGACATAAGGTACCAAAGAATGGATTGTCAAGAATAAGACGTGATCGTGCACGCACAAAAGAATCGTTCATAAAAGCTCCTAGGATTGTAATTTACGCAGTAAAACTTGCGCTTTACGTTTTTCAAAGTTTTTCATTTGTTTTTCTGCATATTCAATAAGTTCTGGGTTATTAGATTGTTGAACATCCATGTCTTTAAACAATTTATTTTTATCGTAATATTTAAATCGATGGGTTTTTTGTTGGGTTTTAAATACTCTTTTCCATTGATTATTAATATTTTGATAAGTAGAACCATAATGTTCATAAGTGTCTTTATCTAGATCAATAACACCACTAATATCTAATTGATACACAGGTAAAAAATACTTAGATACATATTTATACATGGGTTGTTTACCTTCAGGCCAATCTTTTGGTCTGTTTTCAGGGTATCTTGAATAATAATGGTTTGGATCTTGATCTTCCCAACCATCTCGTACATGACCTGAACCAACGTGTGCACCCCATGCAGCAGATGTGCCGTAAAGTTTAGAACATAAATACACAATAAATGGATCTGGGGAATGTAAATTACCATTACCATCTGTGTATTGTTTTGGAATGTGCCATTTGTAAGAGTTCACAAAAGCAAAACCTGTACCACCACAAAAGTTGTACGCAATAAAAGTACCAGGATCAATTAATCGTTCTGTTCCTTGGTAAATATTGGGGTGTTGCGTGTAGCCCATGTTAGTTCTCCAATAGGTTGGCTGTTAACAATACTTCGTTAAGCTCTTGTTCTTGGATAGCAATAGCTTCACGTTGTTGCTGTTGTTTAGCTTTACGTTCTACTTTTTCGTAAACTTTTTGTACATATTGATCATCTACAAGATCTTTAAGTGCAGGCCAAGCTTTGAGTGCTTGGTTGAGCGTTGAAAAATCACTAATAGCTTCTTCAATTTTGTTAATGTACTCACGTTCACCAGTACGACAAGCGTCATTGTGTTTATCAACAGCTTCACATTGTTGAACTAATTCATGTTCACGTGGTAGTTTTATAGTTATGGTTGAATAACCATCCATCATAAATTTTGGCGTTGTGGTATAAGTATCAAATGAACACTGATAAGTTGTTTTGATATGGTCTTCAACACCATTGTCATCTTGTACTATTTTAGTGGTTTTAATAACAAGATTATTAACTTCAGCTTGTCGATCAAAATCAATATAATCTCCACCAAAATGTTCAATGCTTTTTTGTACAAAACTTTGCATTTTTGATTTAATAGATTCATTGAACCATTTATCTGGGCTTGGAAAATCTTTGTAAGGATTAACCGTTACATATTTTTTCCGCGCGGCGGATCTGATTTCACTCAACAAACGTCGAGACATTCTTACTGTAGCCATAATTACCTCCTATAGAACTACGTTAGCATTGTCGACAATCCACTTACGTAGTGCATCGTCGGATTTAAGATTTGGATCAACAGCCAAACAACCTTTGACTAAGATCACTTGAAACTCAACTGGCAATTTACTGTTGAGCAGCATAATGTTTTTCATCAACTCAGGCTTAGCCCTAGATGCAACAGCACTAGATAGTGCATACAAGATAGCAGGGTTGTCGTTTTTCTTGTACGTTGTTGGATTTTCTAACAGCTTGTCAATATCAGGGAGTTCGTCAGCAATTTCTTTGTATGCAATAAATTCCCCAGCTGGACCGTCACCGACCAATGCTGAGATACCAAAGAACAACGAATCATGGTCGACGTTATCTGGTTGAAATTTAAGTTTTCTGTCTACAAACGACCAGGATCTGGGTGTTGGAAACGCATACTCATCAGCGCTGAAGTTGTACAAAAGGCCTGGTCTGTATTGTATGAAACCAATAACTTCTGGGTTAACATTGTTTTCATAAGCCCAAGCTGTCCAATCATCTAGGTTAGCTTCAAGCTCGTAATGAGCAAGACGATTTCTTACAGGTGATGGCATTTGATACACAGCAGCGGCATCGGTTAGTCTGTTACCTGCGGCAATTACAGACCAGCCTTCAGGTAATGTGTAATCACCAATTTTTCTGGTTAGCAAAAGTTGTAAGAAAGCATTCTGTGTTGCAGGTGGAGCTGTAGGTAACTCGTCAATAAACAAGATACCTGTATCACCATCGCGTTGCGCGATTGGAAATACATCAGGTACGGCCCAACGTGTAAAACGTTCGCCTGTTTCTTTTACAGCTTGGATGTGAGGCACGCCACGTACATCGACTGGGTCAAACAAGTTGGCACGAAAGTCAATCAAAGTCATTTTGAGACTGTCAGCTACCTGTTGTGGTATTTCTGATTTACCAATGCCTGGACCGCCCCAGATCATTGAGTTGATGCCAGCACGCATATTCTGCTTGATTTCTGACATTAAATTGGTGGGTTTGATTGAATGCATAATTAATCCTCCATGGTTTCAATCGGTTCTACATTATTTACTATAAGCTTCTTGCCTTGTGCAATTTGACTAATAAAAGCAAGTTTGGCTAGAAGTTTATAATTCCAATTATCTGAAAATTCAGGTGCTTCAAACTCAATGGTTATCTGCATATCTTCAGAATCTTTATGTGCAAGAGTTGCACGCCATTTAACTAACATTATTTACCTCCTTTAATTAATGTTGGTTTCCAATTAGGGTTGGGTTCTTTGTCCCAAGGTTCAAAAGTTATTTCATCTTCCTCTTTAGGAGTGGTGAACCATACACCGACATGCAGCGGCATGTTTGTATCAGCTTCTGCCGATACTCGGTAAAGTTCACATAGCTCTTGAATTTTTTCTGAAATTTGGTCGAAAGAATTAATACCATTAGAATGATCGGTGTAACCTAAAGAATAACTGGTGTAATCAGGCAATTCATCAATACTGCGTTTGCGTTCGACTTCGTACTCTTCAACCGATATTTGGACGTGAAATTGAAATACATCTGACATGCACACCTCCTGTGTGAAAAATTATTAAGGCAGCCTTAGTATCAGATATGCAGTAGGCCTGCGGCTTCTAACTGCTTAGGGTGCACCTGGCCAGTATGGTCGTCTCCAGCTGCCTTAATAAAAAATATAAAAGCGGGGGATATTGTACATTCAGGGAATCAAACCCTTATGACTATATAATTATACGCTCTAGTCAATCTTTTCTGGCGCAACCCCTATCCCGCGAGGAATTTAAATCATCATTAATACAATGATGCAAATAATTAAGCCTATTAAGGCACGTCTCGTTAGTTCTTCGTGGTTCATGATTCGTCTCTAAAAGCTAAGTCGTAGACTTGTTTAACAAAGTCATAGTCAACTTTCTGGGCATCTTCTTTAAGATCACGCATCGCACAAACAGCAGCGAATAATTGATTCTCAGTTAAATGCGGTTTGTTAGAAGCAACAGTTTCAATATCAGATTGAACATCAAAAATAACATCTTTTAATCTACTCATTTGATTCCTCTGTAATCTACAGTTGTTTTCTTACGTTTGTCGCGTGGATACTCTGTAACCACACGACCATCTTTATACCAAGTTTGTATTCGACCTGGTCTCACTTCTATTGAGTGTACTTTTTTAGCTAGCTCTTCGCTTTTGAGTTCTTCTTTGCGTTTAGCTAACTTTTCGATATCTTCTGGATAAGCCATAACATACTCCTGTTTTTGTTACCACCAAGGACTATACCAAACTACTTTACCTTGATCCAACCAAGCAAGTGCTCGTTCACAAAATTCTTTGTCTGTCTCAAAGTAATACTTGGCACTTTCTTCTTGAGCATCTTGCCCCCAAAAGAATCCATCTTTTGCTTTAGGCAACTGCCCTGAGTGTACCGCTTGTTTAAGATCTATAATATCTTCTCGAGTAAGGTACACATCTGAACAATTAAACTCGCAATCCATGACGCTTTGTGGAGCTTCCATGCCTTTCTTGCTGTAATACAATTGACGCATGTACTCGTTGAGTGATGCGTGTTTACGCCAATCAAACTCTGTAACAGGTTTGTTGTCTTGTTCTTCATCTAGCCAACCGGCTGCCATATCTAAACCCATAAGCACACCTCCATGTGTAAAAATTAGGTGGTTCGTTGTGACATAAGGTGAACCAGACCTATAATGAAGGAGGCATAACTGGAGATCCCCCTCTGTCATAGTAAATAGGTGCTGGGCTTTTCATCCCAGCTTGGTCGTTAAGGAGACACCTTCCATGGTTAACGCTCCACGGACAACGGGCGGTAGAGGAAGAGGAGATATCTAGAACCTCTACCCCATTATTGTTAAGCTACGCTTGCGACATCCATTGCATTGTTTGCTTGGGTAGTCATGACGCGTGCACTGAACTTGGAAGTGTCTACAATTTGTTTGTAGTTCCACTCTGCAAGTCTTTGCAATCTTAACTCGACTTGAGTTTTGACTCTGTCGGCTTTGATTGACACATCTTTAAGACCAAAGTCATTATCAATGGTAGCTAACGCTTGAGACAACATTCTGGCTTTTCTACCGAGCTGAAGCATTTTGTCTTCGCGCTCAATTAACCATTCTGGTATCTCTTTGGTTGGGTCTTGTTCAGCCATTGATTCTTGATACTCAAATACAATGGAACAAAACTCAGCCCATGTTCTGGTAGCCAACTGTAAAAAGTTGATACCAGTTGTTTGTGGGTCAACTTCAAGCAATGGCTTTTGTCCAAGAACGATTTGTTCAACTTGTAAGTTGAAGTATTCACGTTCTTTGGTAGCTTTAGCTTCGTCATCGCCGAAGTGTTGCTCTGTACCATACTTTTCATTGAACACCTTCATGATACCGCCGATCCTACCAATGTTGAATGTTGGGTTGCCCTCAAGATCCAACTGATATTTCTTGTAGAAATAGTCAGGTAGAACAATGTCATCTTGCTGGGCTCTGTTTTCAGAACCTACAGGATCACCGTTAGTATCAGGAATGAACGCTGATTCTGGGGTTGATTGCTCTGGGAGCAACTCTCCGTTTTCACCGTTCGCCATATCGATCTCGACCTCAATATCTGCTGGGTCAAATATATCTGCACCTTTACTCATAATTACCTCCTTGTGGTTTAGAGTGTTGATTTCTATTTGCAATTACTTGCACTACTTCTGAGTTCTTCAACTCAGGTATATACAAATAATTACTCGCTTGTTGACGAATTGACTCGTCAATGTGTTTTTCTTCCATAAATACCTCCATGCTGGAATAAATACATAAACTATAAACAACCGTTACGGTGCGTAGCACCGAAACTTGCCTTAAGCACGCACGCTTACTCGGCTCACTAAAAAGGGGGCCGAAGCCCCCAATGGTTATGCAACTGATGCAGATGCTAAATCAAGCTCAGGCTGTTGTGCCTCAACTTTTTTCTCAGCTGGATAGAAAGTAAATTCTTCCTGTCCAATCTGTTTGATTACCACTGCGCCGTTAGGCTTGAGGTAAGCATACTCAAACAGCTGATCCATAGGCAAAGTCACATTCTGACCTTGCTCATCAGCTTTAGGATTTCTCCTAGTTGCGTTTAAGATAAGGTTACCTTTTTGAGTGATAACCAATGAGTTGCCCTGGCGTGGGCTAGACGTGGTATTAAATGACATAATGTCCTCCTTGGCTTGCGCCGGTTTACCAATTGTTAAACTTAAAAACTGTCTTCGATTCATAACGATCTCCAATTTTTACAAATAATAAACAACCAACCAACGCCGTTAGGCGTCGGTTGTATTAGAATCCCGAGCGTCATCACAAACACAAGGCAAAAGATCATTAAGATCTATGCCCATGTCTTCCCAAGTCTGATCGATTTCAGACTGGGGTGTATGACATGCAGGACAATATTTATGAATACTCATATGTATCTCCTATATAAATTTACAAATAATGAACAACCAGCTAGACGACGTAGGAGTCAGCTGTAACATTTGAACGTAAGAATGCGGGTTTGCGAGCATTTGTTACACTTGTTACAGATGAATTTAGGGTACTGTAACAGCCTGAAACCCGCGTGGTTGTACTGTTTGCTTGGATTATGTTACATGTAACAGATGATTTATGTTCTCGATTAAAGAACAACGGTCGACGGTCGTTATGGTACAACCTCTATCTGGTCTTGCTGTAACGCTGTAACATTTGCATGCATGCACATATGCAAGCTCGCTATTTTACTGGGCTGAAGCACGTTACACTTAATGTGTTACACATGGGCTTTTTACGTGTAACACGTGTAACATTTTCCCAGTGCTCGCACGCACATGATGCACGCACTCCACATCACTTCGTGATGATAGTAGTGGGGTGGGGGCCGAAGCCCCCGGGGGAGAACTATTAATAGTTTTTGATGTTTAATAGTTTTGTTAGCTGTAAGTGTGTTAGCCCGAGTAAAGGCTTAGTTCTTATAGCATATGTTTCAAGCGTGTCTACTAAAAGATCGCAGTCTCTTAGTGCGGTGTAAACGCAGAACCAAAATGGCATCTTCGGTGACTTACGAAGTCTGCGATATTCTCGCGTAAACTTGACCTCCTGTTTGGAGGCCAAGATGTTGCGTAAATCTACTAGAGATTCACGAGGTTTAAGAAATACCATGCGTGGTGCAAGTATGAAGTAAAAGAATAATATGTTCATATTTATCTCCTGTCTGTGACCGCGAGCGCGTACCCGAGGCCGATTGTAGTTAAGCTTAGAATAAGCCATATACCATAGTGTAGGTAACCCCAATAGATAGAGTTACCTGTTTTAATTTCAATAGACATAAGTGTCCATAGAATCATTGATGCAGTGAATAGAAGTAGTGATAGTAGTCTCATAATTATCTCCAGCATTTATATTCTAAACATTGACCGTCGACGTATGGCCCTGTGCAGATGTTACATACTCCAACATCCCCTGACTCTTCAGAAGATGTTGGCTTAGCTCTAGGCATAACGACTGAAGGTTTCCAGTCTTTAGATGTATATCCTTTAGCGAACTCAGTAGATACACGAGCCACGGCTGGGATAGATTTACTTGCTACTTTCTTGGATAGATCTACGACAGATCTTGTAGCTGAACCAGATAGTTGTATAAGTTTATCAAACATGTTGATTACTCCCGATCGATTAAGATCATATGTATATATTCTTTATTGAATACACATAACATAAACAACCGTCGAGCGACAGGGGAGCGAGACTATACAGCCTACCCGGAAATCGAAACAAGGTTCCAGGACGATGAATCGGAAACAAGGTTCCAAAATGAAAAAAGGGAGGCGGGGGGCTGCTGGAGGCGAGGGGGGAGACAATGAATCAGCGATATAGTATAGTATTTTCAAAAAAAATTTCTGAGAAAAAATTTTCAGAAAAAATTTATGACAACTAAAGTTTGCGATCGCTGCAAAAAAGAACTGGATCTTTCTAGATTTGTCCAAGAGAAATTGAAATCTGGAAATGGTACTTACCCACGTAATGTTTGCAAAGCGTGTACCGTCGACCTTCGACAACGGAGATCGAGCGGGGACCCCGAGCGTTTTCTACGGCACATCTTCAACAGTCTAAAAAACAAGCGCAAAGATACTTGCGAATGGGACCTTGTGCCAGAAGATCTTTTTGAATTGTGGCAAGAACAAGAGGGCCGTTGTGCGTTGTCCAATAATATTATGACGTGGAGAAAAGGTGGGGGCTACCATGATTTTAATGCCAGCGTTGACCGAATCCAGCCCGACGGTCCATATACCAAAATGAATTTACAGTTAGTTTGTTATAGAGTAAACATCATGAAACACGTGCTCGATGATCACGAGCTCTATTGGTGGTGCAAGAATATCGTGACAAATAGAGAAGAATACTAATATAATTCCATTTACATGCGTTTATTAGACGAAGACAGACCTACAGAAATAACCGAACAGGATAGAGCGGAGTTTCAATCCCACCTACCTTATGCCGGATTACACTTAAACGAGCTTTCTGTTCAAGAAGAAAGGTTGGTGTTATTTCATTTACGCGGTATGACAAAAGCTGCCGCTGGAAGAGCTGCGGGCTATAGAGATGTAGACCGTGTTTACTCTTTATTTAAAACAGAAAAATTACAAAAAGCTCTGGCCTATTTACGTAATGAAATGCGTGAAGAAGTTAAGTTTGATAAAAACACAGCAACGGGAATGTATTTAGAAGCGCACCGTAAATCGGCGACCGCGACTGAAGAAAAAAATGTTGTCGATTCGTTGTGCAAGCTCCACGGTCTATTTATGCCTGAGAACGCAACGCAAATAAATATTAATGTGGATAAAGTAGAACAGTTGGAAAGATTGTCCGATGCAGAGTTGCTAAGAATTGCAGGGGCAGATACAAAATATTTAGAGCCAGCTAATGACACAAAAGATTGAATGCCAAAGATGTAAAGGGTTATATCATGAAACCCTTATATTGTTAGATGATATATGTGTTTACTGTAGGGCGGACGAGGCTGAAAAAGTTCCCGAGCCCCAGTTGAAGTCTGAACCGGCTCAAGCGAAACAAGAAGACTTATCCGCACAAGTAAAAGCGGAACAAGAACTAGCAAAAAGAATCTTAGCACGTAAAAGGTTACTCCCATTTGTTGAACGTTTTAATCCAGATTATTTAGCCGGCTGGGTACACAAAGATATCTGTCAAAGGTTAGAAAAATTTAGTGATCAAGTAGCAAATAAAGAATCACCAAGGTTGATGCTCTTTATGCCACCGCGACACGGTAAATCTACTTTAGCCAGTGTTGCATTTCCTGCGTGGCACTTGGGTCGACATCCTAATCACGAGTTCATAAGTTGTTCGTATTCAGGTTCTCTTGCAATGAATTTTTCAAGGAAAGTTCGTCAACTCCTTAGAGAACCAGTATATAAAAATGTATTTGAAAAAGCTAGGCTGGATAAAGATTCTCAGTCAATTGAATCGTGGCAAACGACCCAAGGTGGTGGTTATGTTGCAGCGGGTGTTGGTGGAGGTATTACTGGTAAAGGTGCACACGTAATGGTCATCGATGATCCGGTAAAAAACCGCGAAGATGCAGAATCAGATAACAACCGCGATGCGACCTGGGATTGGTATACATCAACTGCTTATACACGTTTATCACCCGGGGGTGGAATACTTGTGATTCTCACAAGATGGCACGACGACGATTTAGCTGGTCGATTATTAAAACAAGCAGAAGAAGGTGCTGACCAGTGGGAAGTAATTAAATACCCAGCCATTGCAGAAACTGATGAAACTTTTAGAAAATATGGTGAAAGTTTACATCCAGAGCGTTATAATGTGGACGCGCTCGAGCAGATAAGGAAAGCCATCGGTCCCCGAGATTGGTCTGCTCTGTATCAACAGAATCCAGTATCCGACGAAGGCGATTATTTTAGCCGAGACATGATTCGTTATTATGAGGATGAAGACATTGAATATGCACAGCTTAATTACTATTGCGCGTGGGACCTTGCGATCGGACAACGTGACCGGAACGATTATTCAGTTGGTATTGTTGTCGGGGTCGATGAATATGATAATTTATTTGTTGTTGATGTCGTTCGCGGAAAATATGATGGGTTTGAATTAGTAGAACAAATTTTAGACTTGTACGAAACCTGGCGCCCGGGTATAGTAGGCATAGAACGAGGTCATATTGAAATGGCCTTGGGGCCCTTTTTGCAGAAACGTACTAGAGAACGGGGATTAAGCGAAGCTTACTTTAAAGACCTAAAAGTAGGTCGTAGAGATAAAGAAGCAAGAGCACGTGCAATTCAAGGTAGAATGCAACAAGGTATGGTATACTTTCCAAAGGACGCTGTTTGGACTGGAACCATGGTTGCAGAACTTTTACGTTTTCCAAATGGAGCCCATGATGACCAAGTCGATGCGTTGGCATGGATAGGTTTAATGATGACAGAATTTGCTACCTTCTACGAAAGACCGGAGCATGTTCCATCTTGGAGAGATAAGTTAAAACATTTAACTAAAGGCGAGAAACATAAATCATCGATGAGTGCTTAATGGCAGAGTATAAAAAACCTAAAAAGAAACTGGACGCAGCAGAAGAGCTAAACATTGCCCGTCGGCAATGGGAATCTTACACACGAGCCAGGGACAACGGTCACACTGATTATATTGAAATAGCAAAACAATGTGATAATTTTTATCGCGGTGAACAATGGGACGAAGCAGATATTGCTGCGTTAGATGACCAAGGTAGACCCGCCTTAACAATCAACACAATTTTACCAACAGTTAATACTGTTATTGGTGAACAAAGTACACGAAGAGCAGATGTAGAATTTAAACCGCGTGGTGCTGGTATGCAAGAAGTTGCAGAGACACTAACAAAGTTGTACATGCAGATTTCTGATAACAACAAACTCGATTGGATAGAATCACAAGTTTTTTCTGATGGTTTAATTCAAGACAGAGGGTGGTTTGATGTTCGTATAGATTTTTCAGATCACATTCATGGCGAAGTGCGAATTACTCAAAAAGATCCGCTCGATATCATTATTGATCCAGATGCAAAAGAGTATGATCCAAAAACCTGGAATGAAATTTTTGAAACAAAGTGGATGAGCATAGATGATATAGAAGAAATCTATGGACAAGAGAAAGCAGATAAATTAAGAATCATAGCAGAAGTAGGATCAACCTTAGGTTCAGATTCAATTGAATATGAAGAAGAACGATATGGAGATACCTACAGCGGTGAATATGCAAGTGATTACCCAAATAACCCAGAAGAAGCAAGAGCTGTAAGATCAATCAGAGTTGTAGAAAGACAACATTATAAATTAAAAGAGTGTATGTTCTACACCGACCCAGTTACTGGAGACCAAAGAGAAGTACCTTATGACTGGAGTAAACGCAAAAGAGAAAAATTTGCTGATGACTTTGGTTTATACATAGTCACTAAAACCGTTAAAAAAGTACGTTGGACTGTAACAGCTGATACTGTTGTTTTGTTTGATGATTGGTCTCCTTATAATTCATTTACATTGGTTCCTTATTTTCCATATTGGAGAAGAGGTAAACCTTTTGGCATGGTTAGAAATTTAATTTCACCACAAGAACAACTAAACAAAATTTCATCTCAAGAACTACACATTGTAAACACAACTGCGAACAGCGGTTGGGTAGTTGAGTCAGGTTCCCTTACAGGAATGACAGCAGATGATTTAGAAGAACACGGTGCGGAAACTGGTTTAGTCCTCGAGTTTAATCGAGGCTCTACTCCCCCAAGTAAGATCCCCCCAAACCAGATTCCCACCGGTCTGGATCGTATAAGCCAAAAAGCGGCAGCAAATATTAAAACAATTAGTGGTATTTCTGATGCTATGTTGGGGACAGATAGTCCAGAGGTTTCTGGTATTGCAATTCAAGCAAAACAGAACCGCGGTGTTTTAATGATCCAAGTACCTTTAGATAACCTAAAGAAAACACGACATTATTTAGCGGAAAAAATACTAAACTTAGTACAAAGTTATTATACGGAAGAACGTATCATTCAAATTACAGACGAAGCTGATCCTTACAAACAAAGGGTCCCACTGGTTGTAAACCAAATGACACCAGAAGGTAGGATTATTAATGATTTAACCTTAGGTGAATATGACGTAGTTATTAGTGATGCTCCAGCAAGAGATAATTTTGATGAAGTTCAGTTTGCAGAAGCTATTGAACTTAGAAAAGTCGGCGTGCCTGTACCAAATGATTTAATTGTTGAATACTCACATCTTGCGAAGAAAGCTATGGTAGCAGATCGAATAAGACAACTTGAAGGTACAGCGCCTCCAACTCCAGAGCAAGCACAGTTGCAACAGTTCCAAATGGAATCACAGATTAGAAGTACGCAATTAGAAATTGCTAAACTAGAAGCAGAAGTAACTAGACTTCAATCTGAGACAGCATTGAACGTAGCTAAAACACAATCAACCGAAGCAGACCCACAGCTAAAAGTAGCTGAACTGCAAAGTAAGTTGGAAATGAAACGTGAAGAATTAGATTTACGTGAAAGACTGTCGTCGATGACCAACGATATGAGAAAAGGTCAAACAGAAACCCAGGCTGCCGCTAAATTAGCATCAGTCGCCATGAAACCAAACCAAGGAGGTAGATAAAATGGCTAAAAAAGAAGAAACCAATGAGATGATTATGGATGCTATGCCGGGAGGTGAGCCCATTAAACAGGAGGACACTAAGTTTGAAGTGGACCTTAATTTTGAAACAGTAGAAGAAGAGGAATCTGATAATGAAGAAGTCACGGAAGAAACTGACGCTTCTGCAGAAGAAGAAGTTGCTGAAAAAGAACCTGAAACACCAGAAGAAGAAGAAGCACCTGCAGAGCCAGAAGCTGTTAGCGAAGAAGGAATGGATGAAAACAGCGAAGCAGATGCACAATCAGATATTCAACCAATTGAAGGAAGCGATGAAAACGTTTCCCAAGAAATAGAACAAGCAAAAGCGCCTATGGTGCCAAAATCTAGATTAGATGAAGTGCTTGCAAAACAAAAAGCACTACAAAAACAACTAGATGAGGTAACCCAAGCAAAACAAGAAGCTGCAAAAGAGCTCCCAGAGTATGATTTTGCAACTAAAGAAGCTGAATATCAGGAATTAGTATTAAATGGCGAAGCAGAAAAAGCTGTAGAACTTAGAAATGAGATCAGAAATGCTGAAAAAGCCCAATTTATGTTTGAAGTACAACAACAAATGGGCCAAACAGTGCAACAAAGTCAAGAAATGACCGCTTTACAGCAAAAAGCAAACGAAATACAAGCCCAATATCCTATTTTAGATGAAAACAGTGCTAATTTTGATGCTGATTTGACTCAAGAAGTGTTAGATTTGCGTGATGCATTTATGGTACAAGGTTTTGCAGGCCCAGATGCTCTAGAAAAAGCTACTAATTATACTTTAGCAGCAAAAAAACCAGAATTATTAAATCCTACACCAGAAAAACAAGTTTCAAAAGCAGATGAGCAAGTTGTTGAGAAGCAAAAAGTAGCCAATATTAATAAAAAACTACAAGCTGCTGAGTCGCAACCACCCACAATGAAAGGGGAATCTGCTAAAGGTGATAAAAAAATAAATTTAAATACGTTATCTGACGATGAGTTTAGTGCGCTTCCAGAAGAAACTTTGCGAAGAATGCGTGGTGACTTTGGTATATAGTTGGTATAACATATAAGTAATTCGTCCGTCAAAACGATATTTGACGCAGGTCGTTCTGCTAAAACAACGTTTTCGCCTGTCATGGCGTAAATCTGGCTGGAGTCGTGTCCGTAAAAACACGAAAGCGTTTCCCAACGATAAAGGGTACACGGGTAAGTAGTCGGCCCAGAAAAGCGACTGGTTAGTTTAACTTTAATCTTAAATTTGGAGGATGCCATCATGGCTAACACAAACTTTTCATCACTGACCAGTGAACAGCTTACTATCTGGTCGCGTGATTTTTGGCGTGTTGCTAGGAACATGTCCTTCATTAACCAATTTGCGGGTAGCGGACCTAACGCTATGGTTCAGAGAATATCTGAACTTACCCAATCAGAAAAAGGAGCAAGAGCTGTTATAACACTTCTTGCCGATATGACTGGTGACGGTATTGTTGGAGACAACACCCTCGAAGGAAATGAAGAGACTTTAAGAGCCTACGACATCGTTGTACAACTTGATCAATTGAGATTTGCTAATAGACTTGCGGGTAGATTAGCTGATCAAAAATCAGTTGTTAATTTCCGTGAGCACTCACGAGATGCACTTGCATATGCAATGGCTGATCGTATTGACCAATTAGCGTTTTTATCGCTTTCTGGTATTAACTACACACTTAAAAACAGTGGTGCATTAAGACCTGTCTTGACTTCAGGACAAAATCTTAACGACCTTGCGTTTGGAAGTGATGTAACTGCACCAACTTCTAATAGACACAGAAGATGGGATGCAACTTCAGGCTTAGTAGCTGGTGACGTAACTGCTGTAGAAGCAGCCGATACCATTACTTATGAATGTATTGTTGCTCTAAAAGCTTATGCTAAAGATAACTATATCAGAGGCGTAAGAGGTGCTGGTGGAGAAGAGGTATATCACCTTTTTGTATCTCCACAAGTAATGGCTGACCTTAAACTTGATTCAGATTTCTTGGCTAACGTCAGAAATGCTGGAGTCAGAGGACCAAGCAACAGCTTGTTCTCAGGTTCTTCAAGCTTGATGGTTGACGGCATTATGGTCCATGAGTTCAGACATGTGTTTAACACTGCTAATGCTCTTACTGGAACATCTTCAAATGCCGGTTCTGCTGGATATAAGTGGGGCGCTGATGCTGACATCAACGGTTCTGCTGCTTTATTCTGTGGAGCACAAGCTCTTGCTATGGCAGATATTGGACTTCCTGAAATTGTTGAAGACACCTTCGACTACGGGAACCAAAACGGTATCTCTATTGGCAAAATCTTCGGTCTTAAGAAGCCTAAGTACAACAGCGACTACAATGGTGGCGTTGAAGACTTTGGTGTTATTAGATTGGATGTTGCATACTAAGTATGCTTTTTGTGGGTGGTTCATTTCGAGCCACCCCTTTTTTAGGAGTAAATTATGATCATCGTATCAGACATAGACAGGTATATATCAACCACCTGGGGCGCATCAATCAGATTGGAAGCTGGCGTACCAAAAGAAGTTGGAATGGATATTGGAATTTTTTGTTTACAAGAAGGGTGTACAGAAGTTAAACCTAATTCTAGTAAAGAACAAAAACCAAGCGAATCAATTAGCGAGGTTAAAGTAGAAGACTCTACACCAAAAAAAGCGCCGGTTAAAAAACCAGCGAAGAAAACAACTAAGAAATAATGGGAACACTAACGGGCACTAATATTATTGATAGAGCTAGACTTACCTTACAAGATAGCTCTGGTGTTCGTTGGACTGATGCAGAATTATTAATTTATATTAATGATGCACAACGCGAGATTGCAAATATAAAACCTGACTCAACTGCCACACATTTAAATGTTCAGTTGTCAACAGGAACCGAACAAACGTTGCCTTCCGGCGGACTTCGTCTTATTAAAATAACTAGAAATATGTCAGGGACAGCTTCAGATGCGACAGGTTCTAAGGCAATTAGAATTGTAGAAGAAGACTTATTAAACTCTATTGAACCAGATTGGCATGATCCAACAGTAGCGGGTTCTTCAGCGCATGGTTCAATCATTAAAAATTATATTTTTGACGCTGATGATCCTAAAAAGTTTTATGTATATCCGGGAGTAGCTTCGGGCTCTAGTGCTTATGTTGAACTAATATACTCAAAATTACCTACTGATCTAAGTTCTGTTTCTAGCACTATTGATATAGAAGATACTTATGGAAATGCTATTTTGAATTTTGTGTTATATAGAGCTTATTTAAAAGACGCTGAGTATGCAGGAAACCAACAAAGAGCGGGTACGCATTTTCAATTATTTTTAAATAGCGTTGGAACCGGCGGTTCCGCAGATATAATACTTGACCCAAATTCAGACAGAAACGCTGGTCCAACAATGATGCCGGCGCCAGGAGTATAGTATGGCAAATTTTAGTTCCTTAGTTAAAGAAGTTTTACCTTATGTTCCAAACTGTCCGGATACTTTAATTGAATCTAATTTAAGATCAGCAACCATTGAACTTTGTGAAAGATCAAAAGCATATGTTTTTGATTTAGATCCAATTACAACTATAAGTGGTGTTTATGAGTATGAGTTTGATCAACCTGCGGGTACAGACGTTCATCAAATACTTTGGATGACATATGATGGAGATGATTTAGACCCAATTAGTCCTAGAAGTTTAGAACTAAACTATCCCGACTGGAGAAACAAAACCGCTTTACCACAAGTTTACTTACAAAAAAACCCGGATACTTTTTGGGTTGTACCAGTCCCTAATTCATCAGTTACAAATGGTTTACAAATAAGCGTTGCTTTAAAACCAACTAGAACCTCAAACAATATTAGTACTGATTTTTCAAATGACTATAGAGACGGAATTATTTATGGTGCTCTATATAGACTGCTTAGAATCCCAAGAAGAGATTGGTCTGATTCACAAGCAGCTGCAGATTATTTAGGTTTGTTTAACCAAGAAGTAACACAAGCAGAACAAAGAGCAAGAAGCGGTGATTTAGGTGTACGTAGATTAGTTAAATACCGTGGTACAGGATTGTCACCGCGTAAAAGGTATAAGCGATATGGTTCAGAGATCGACTATTAATGGAATATCCGTCGAAGAAATACCTGTAGATGAGATTCGGTATGCTTATGAAAGAATTGAATCTGATCT